CTTCTTGACCTTTTTCAATTATCGAATATAAATTTCCTCTCGTATATTCATAATCTTTTTGAACATCATTTGAAATCTTTTTTTCATCAGGTGTTATTACAGGTACATTCATGTCATTTTCTTTTTCAGGAACTATTTCTGCTTCTACATTAAAAGCATCGCTCAAATCTTCATACTTTTTAGTCATATTTTTTAATTACTTAACTTATAGTACCATCAAAACCAAAATCATCTCCAAATTCGACAAGTGCATTATCGGTTGCTGTAATTGGTTTTATCGGAGCACCACGAAGATGATCTGTAATAGTAGTGCCATCTTTACCCCTTTCCACTGTCATAGTATTGCCATCAATTCGAGTGACAAATATTTGCTCTCCTTCCAAATCAAGATACGTTTTATTTGTAATAGAACTTGCATCATCAACTTCAATAGATGTGTCTGTTTTTACAATATCTGATGTTAGATTGGTTAATACATCACCACTATAATTCTTAATTGCTCTTGGGACGGCCGTGTAAGAAAGATTTCTTGTGGTATTTGTAGTATCTGTACCAGTAATATAACTGATTGTTGAAGACTTGATAATATCCTTGGATGCAGAAGAAACAGGTCCAAAAAGATACGTCTTTGCACTAAACCTCAATGTGTAAAGAAGAACTCTTCTTGTAGAATAATCGCCCTCATAATCATCTTGCATTGTGACATTTTCTAAAACAATGGGAATATCCCTTTTCTCATTTATTCCAGATTCTACGAGAGTCACTGATAGATTATATGCTGGTTGAAAATATGGAAGAATTTGCTCAACTATTTGCAAAGCATCATCATTGAGTTTTGTCATAATACTCAATTCAAACTGCATATTATATGGAACAGGCATGAACGATTTCTTAACGTCCGATCCATCATTTGGATTTTTTACAACAAATTGTTGAGTTGCGGTAATTTTTCTAGAAGGATCATATGTAACACCAGTAAATTCAAATGACATTCTTGGTAGTGTCATTTGAGTTGGTTTATTTAAATCCGGAGATTGCTCAAGTCTTGCTAAAAACTTCTGTGTGGGCCCATATGCAAGAGGCACTTTCATTATATTAACAACAGAATCTGCAGAATTTGTCTGCCTAATTTCTATGCTGTTGAATAATGTTCCAAAAGCAATGATTGTTTTTCTAAAAATTTCGTGATAAAAATAATCAAACATTTCTACACTTTAGAGGGCCAATAAGTTCTATTTATACTTTATGCCTGACCAAAAGGATTTCCCTCTGAAAAGTCGATAATTGCATCAGCTTCTGTCTCTATATCATCATTACTACTAAATCCATCTGATGCCTCAAATTCAGTTATCGTTCTTATCATATAAGATGCTTCAGAATCTTCACCAACGACAGTTTCTCCGGAAACAAATTCTCCACTAGCAGAAGCAATTTCAAGAACACTAGTATTTACATTCCAAGATCTAACTCTTGCTGTTGTTCCACTAGTAGAACCTGTAATAACTTCATTGAAAATATAAGTTCCAATTCCAGACAAATATGGAGATCCTATGGTGACCGTTGGTGCTTCAGTATATCCAGTACCAGTATTTGTAATATTAATTGCAGTAATTGTTCCTGCAGAACTCACCACCGCAGTGGCAGCGGCTGATACTGTGGAAATTCCTGTAAACGTGACAGGTGGGGCAACAGTATAACCAGATCCAGCATTCGAAACTGTAATTGGACCAATAGAACCTGTAGATATCATAGAAGTCGCAGCTGCACCACTTCCACCACCTCCAATGAATCTAATTCCAGGTGCAGTGGTATAACCACTACCAGGATTAACTAAATTAACTGATTGAACAGACTTTGCGTTAGGATTAGTATTGTCTGTACATACAACAATACCACTAATCATCACTGCCGTTGCTATTCCAGTAGTTCCTCCAGAAGGTGCAGAGGATATAGCAACTGTTGGTGCACTTGAATACCCACCACCACGATTAGTGACTGTAATATATTGAATTGATCCATTTAACACTTGAGATATGGATGCAGTTGCAGTCACTCCTGCACCAACCATATTTAAAGTTTGTACACTACCAAATGAGACATAACCATCGTCTAAATTTGTTGAGATTCCTGTAAGAACATCATCAACTTCTGAAATACCCGTATCGAGGATATCATTTTGTTCCATTCTGAATAGTTCACATTTCAGAACATAAACATAGTTTTTTCTAAGTTGATAGAATGGTTTTTCGTGCTCAACAAACTTAATTTCAAAAATCCTATCGCCTAGTGGAAAATAAATTAAGTCTCCTTCTTTTGGCCGAGTAGTTAGTTTTACGTTAGACCTATCTTTGAGTAATGGTGATATATATTGCTCATATCTTTCTTTAGAAATTATCAATTCAATTTCATTTGTTGCTTGTATACCAAACTTTGAAAGGATAGTTGTATTATCACCATACCCTTCATAATTATTGACATATGCCTCAATAGGATGAGCCTGATCAAATTTTGATTGAATGACTTCTTGGATTATTGTCTTTTCAGTTGCATATTTTCTAGGAATATAATGTACTTCTACACCATACATTCTCAATTGCTCATTTATGAGATCTTGAACCAGACCTTGCTCTGTTTGCGACCCTTGTAGAAAAAATGGATTTAGCATAGCATTAACCAATCATATCTAATGGAGGAAGTTCGTATGTATTTGACATTTTTTCCATTAGGTCGTCTATTTCTTTTTGAGCATCATCATATAACTGTCTTCCATTAAGCTCCACACCACCGGGAAGTTTTACGCCTTGAAATTTAATTAAATTTTGGCCCCACTGTTTCTTAATCAGTGAAGTCACATATTTTTTCAAAAAAGAATCATTCCATACTTCAGAATATGAATTTGGATCTAAAACAGAAAAACAATCGATGATAAAAAAGTCTCCGGCATTTACCGTATTCCAATCAATATCCAAATAAAGTCTATCTTGTCTCTTATTATATCTAATTTGTTTTTGTGTAGTAAGTAAAAAATTAATATCTTCAAGATATGTTTTTACCATTGAATAAGATAAAAGTTCTGTCGAACCCCAATAATAAACGTCATTTAAAAATAATTGATATTTGGCACTAAACATATTGCTGGAAACAGCATTAGATCCATCAAAATGAAATATTTTAGTAACACCAATTACAGAATTTGGAATTTTTAAATAATTTGAATTTTCATAATAACTGAAAGTTGTTGCTGTACCAACAATTGTTTCTGTGGCAGAAGTCGTAGCGATACCAACACCTGTCGGGGCCTTTGCTTTTCCTCGATTTATGTCTTCTTCTGTTATTTGATATTTAAATAATGCAGGATATACACCATCAAAATGCCGTTCTTGAAAAAATTGAACAGCATCATCAATTAAGTCATCAATTTGCTCATCCGCAACATTAATTTCTAAAACTGGCGCTCCCAGTTTTCTTTTTGCATAATCTATTAACTCTTGTTTTGTGGATGGTTGCGCCATATCTATGGACTCTTTTTTGAATATTTATGGCATTTTAGCCATGTTGGTTAATACCTCTTGTTGCTTATAGTATAACTTAATATATGCTTTTAACATATTCTTAAGAGAATCAATGCAAGTAATATTATCAACTTCTTTAGAAATTTTAAAATATTCAAATTGCTTATTGATATTATCCAGTTGAATTGATTCAGGATCCATTAGTTAATCTCCTTAGTAAGGTTTTAATTTCATCTAGATCTTTTTTCATATTAGCAACTTCTTCCTCCATTTGCAAGGATTTTTGTTTTTCTTCGTTTTTTTTATTGCGACGTGCAATATACTGATCATATCCAGATTTATCTGTATTGATAATTGAATTTGTATGAGGGTCACGTCTCAAATTTGCATGACCCTCCACCTTAATTAAATCGCTCATAATACTTTATGCAAAACAAATGGTTCTTAGGTTACGAATTCTGGGGACATACACCTGATTGGATGATGCTGCCACCAGTTTTATTCTATAGAATCTGAATGATGGCAAATTAGAAACACTAAATTTATGCTCCTTGAAGGCCAAATCAAGAGATTCAAATGAACCATATGATGATGGTGAAACACGGCTGTCTGGTCTACCACTATTATTTTGTGAAGATATTATATTTCCTTGTGGATCAAGATTATCATATCCTGGGAAGGGAATGAATATTGGTTCAAAATTAGATTTATCACTGATAGCATAAAACACTCTTAAATCCGAGAACACATTGAGGTGTGCATCGAGAAGAACTTGAATGGAAGTTGATGAATTTTTTAGTTGAAGTTCTTTTGTGATGTAAGAGAAAGAAGATGGATCTTCTAATAAAGTATTCACTCTATTATCAGTATTAAAATCAGAAATTTGCGAATCAATTCTATTAGAGGTTAACACAACATTTATCCTTTCAAGATCAATAACAGGAGATACTAATTGATTATTAGTATTTAACTGTAATTGAAGATTGAATGATCTTGCTCCTGGAAGTTGAGAAATTGATGCATTTTCAAGTTCATTATTTCTAGAACAAATAATACTGGTATTATCGAGATAATTTACTTCATTTATTGTAACAGGAACTCTTGGTTGAACTACAAAAGGAAGATCAGATCCAGTTCCAGATCCATCATTAAGATTTGTTCCAGAGACTGTTCTAATTGAAGCTTTAATTGATGCTCCACTCACAGAAATATTTTGGACCATTGGTTTAATAATTTCAAAAGGCATATTTTGTGATGCATTAGTTATAAGTCCACCATCACTAGAAGTTTCTGTGAGATAAAGTTTTGGATAGCTGTTTTCATTGGTGTTTCTATCGGTTCCATCAATTCCCATATCAAGTTTTACATGATAACTATCAAATGTAATGGGTTTGGGTATAATTGTTTTATCCACATCACTAAGTAAATGTGTTTTGTTTATCCTTCTCAAAGAAACTCCATGAAATTCATACTTTTCAACTGGTGTTCCTAAGGGATAATCTCCAGGCAAATCTCCTCTAGTAATACCAGTAAGTTGACCTGCAGAAACTCCAGTATACGAAATAATTTCATTTTGTATCCTAGCATAACCTGGCATAGATGATGCAACTGAAACATTCTCAAATGTTCCAAATTGTGAACTATCATCAATTGAAATAGAATCGGTTGAAGAAGATGAATACGCTGCACTTAATTTTGTTGGAGACACATCAGAAATTACATTATTTAAAGCAACTCTATTAATTTCATGGTGCATACCATGATTTTTATGGTTTATTTTAAGATGCAAACCATCACTGACCGTAATAATATTATCGATGTATACACCACCACCAACATCATTTGCACCATTTAATGTTGTAGAAAGTCCTACACCATCTTTAATGGTATCATATCGAACAGATGAAATTCCTGAATTAAAACTTCCAGTTTGGAAATCTCCCTGAACATCATCAAGGATTAGCATATTTGTAGCAGCAATAGAAACGACTGAAAGTCTTCCATTAGCTCCAACTTCTCCAACATTTTCATTTCCAAGTTTTGGAACAGCTAGAACATCACCGACTTGATATCCTGTTCCCTCAACACCTGTTGTTACAGTTGCTGAAGAGATTACACCATCAGTAACGGTAATTTCTGCTGTGGCATCTCTTCCAAATCCAGTAACAGCAGTTACTGCAACACCAGTAAATGTAAAAGATCCGGAATTGGGAGTATAACCAATTCCACTATTGACAATAGAAAATGCTCCGTCTATAGAGCCAGCAAATCCTTTTAAATTTCCTGAAGCACTAGTTCCATCCTGCGTTACCGTATTTCCTATGCGGATATTGTCATCTTGTAAAGTTGATCCAATTCCAATTCGTACTTGCCTAGAATTTACAACCACAGAATCTTTCATTAACGTAGGAACATAGCCATCAGCATCAGAGAGGATTGGGTTATAGAATTCAACCGTTCCACTAGTGGCAAAATTGGCAACATATAAATTGAACTTGAGATCCTCCCACTGACTTGATTCCCATGCAGTGGAATTTTGTGACTTGAATAGTGATCCTAATGTAGGTTGAGTGCTAACAAATTCATCAGTTATTAAATCATTTTCTTTAACTCTAGATATTAAAACTTTATATGATGTAGATGCTGACATTAATATTAAAGCGTATTCTTTTCCCGGACTCAAATAAACTGGACCTGGCAAATTAATTCTTGTGGGAATAGATCCATCTGGTGAAACCTGAATCTCTGATGGTTCGATATATACTTCAGAACCTGGTATAAACACATTAGATTCTGGATATCCGTTGACAACATTTCTTAATTGAAAAATTACAGGGATTCCATCAGGATCAACTTGAGAGAAAAAGACATCTAAAGAAGTTAAGAACAGTCCACTAGGTTCTTCACATAAGAAAGTTTGTGCGATGGGGTCACCACCACCACCACCGCCGTTGTTCCACCGCACCGGCACGTTGTGGAACCCAGTCTGGGTTCTAGGATCGAAATTATTCCAGAAAGCACGGCCGCCACCACCTGTTCCACCTCGTGCACCTTGTGCACCTGTGGCACCTGTGGCACCTTGTGCACCTGTGGCACCTTGTGCACCTGGAGGTATCTGAAGACTAAAAGTGTCATTTGAAGTAGTTGAACCATTATCTGTAAAGTTTGTAGTGCTTACAACTTCTGTCACAACGTCAGATCCTACAAATTCCTCAACTGTGCGTGAAGTTTGAAGTTCTTGATATCGAACTTGAGCATTTCTTGTACTGATAATTTCTTCTTGAACCGTTTCTAATGTACCAGAAGATACAAATTCTGCTTGAGCACTTGTTTTATTAAATGAGCTGAAAGAATTTGGATTATCAGTTAAAGTTAAAACTTTACTGCCAGTTTCAAATTTCAAATTAGATGCAAAATTTGGATTTGGAATACGTAAATCTCCATATATTGTAGAAGCAATATCAGTTATTAAATCTTTAGCTGTTACACGAGCAATGGCACCACTAGTTTGACCCTTCAATATCATTCCAACTGAAGCATAACCAAAGAATCCATTACCACGACTTGATAAAGATAATAGGTCAATATTTAATATATCTGAAGTTGATGAGTATGAAGATGGAATGGCATTAAGTTCAGATCTAGCTGCTAAGTCGTAATAACTTTCAGTTGATGTAGAAACAACAGTAGTATATGGATTTGAAGTATATGTCCTAGATGGATCATTGAAAGGACCTTCTTTATGATCAGGTCTTGCAAGTCTAAATTTTATATAAGGATTTGTATATGTACCAGGAACTATATCAGTTGCAACAGTTTCTCCAACTTGAAATACCCCCGAAATCATTTCAACTTGTAAAAGTTTTGGAGTAACATACTTATCAACTTTAACGCCATCAAAATACGCATAGAGTTTAGTCTGTGGTTTCAATTGAGAACCAATAAAAGTAATATTGCGTCTCCTCATGAAAGTGATTAACTCTCTACTTACAACTTTATCTCCTTGAGATTCTTGATCATATCTTTCAGTAATAAGAGCCCTTACACCATTCCTTGTTTCTGTACCTGTATTGAACGTCTCTGTAATAGTATCTTCAAATACTGTTTCCGTACCTGATAGTTCTACCTCAAATGTACTAGAAACACTTCCATTCACCGTAGTTGTTTGACCTGCTCTAAGTGCATCTTGCGATGTGTTAATATTAGTTTCAAGGTCTGTATCAATTGAAAAATTACCAACTTCGGTTCTTTGAACAGAGAATGAATTGGTCCTCGTGCCAGTCCAAACAGTCTCTGGAGCATCCCAAATTATTGGCCCTAACCCAGTTTGTGGATCTGCACCAAGAATGGCAATCGTATCATTATAATTTCCTTCAACTTGAATTACTTTTGCATCTATTCTTACAGTATCTACCCAGGTATCTGATGATGGGTCTAGAGTTAATCTACCATACCATACATCTATCAAATATGGGGTTACACTTTCTTCTCTTGTACCAAATGGTTGTGTTTTCCAGAGTAATTCATTATAAGACAATGTTAATAAATTATTTGCACTTCTTGCAATATTAGTACCTTCGGGAATACTCCATCTAGCATCAGTATCAGGAGAAACTCCATCAACAGGTCCTATTTCTAAATCTACAGAATTTGTATAATGTCTTGGGCGCAATTCACTATTTCCAATATCAATACTATTTTTAAGAGGAATACTGCCCTCTTGATTGAGATTTGTCTTGAAGTTATCAACAAAAAATCCAGATTTAAATTTATTCAATCCTTCATCATCTGGTACAAATAGATTTTCAGTATTCGTTTCCAGTAATGATAAAGAAGTATAATATTCTAAATTTTTAATTCTATTTTCCAATTTAGAGATATCCTTCATTCTATATCTCTTATGTTCTAAAAATGAAACTTTTGCTTGTCTAGAAGAATATAGATATGGTGGAAGATTTATAAATCCTAACTCTAAAGCTTCATCAATTGAAACTGGTTTTTTGGGATGTTCTGATGGATCTCCTTTTTGAACTGTAATAGCTCCCGTTTTTGAAAGATAAATCCTATCAATTCTTCCAAGATAAAATGTATAATCAATAAGTATTGATTTATCTGAGGCTAAAATATTTGCAGCAGAATTTCCACTTTGATTAAAAGTTCTACCAAAAAATTCTAGAGGAGACCTCTTATCAACTTCAACACCATAAGTAGAAACCCTTGGTCTAATGTCAATAATATCAGTGTTTCTTATTCCATTAACCGTTCTAATATCTTTAGCATAATCTATTCCAGTGCTATATGATCTTGCAGTTACAATATCGCCATCATCCGATGAACTAAAATATAAATTTGAAAAATATACTTTTATTTGTTTCTTTGGTTTTTCAAAACCTGGTTTTCTTTTTATGGAAGAATAATTATAGATCGAACCAGTTTGTCCACTATTATAAAGATAATGTGATGATATATTTTTACTTGTTTCATCTAATGCTGACGGAAGAGCACGAACAGACGATTCTTGGAATCGTAAAACCTCTCCAATTTCAAATTTGACATCTGTTTTAAATAAACATTCTATTTGATTTGATGATAATTTTGATGCAACAATAGCAACTGCTTTGGATGTTTGACCAAATACCTTTTCACCAATTATTAAATCGTCCGTTGTTCCAGAAGGACCGGTTAGTGCATTCAATGTTAATTTTGGTGCCGATGGAGCTGAGGTATCTTTTGATTCAAAAATTCCCAGAACTTCCACAACATCTGGTACATTTAAAGATATTGATTCATCTTGAACTTTTGTACCAAACGGATAATTTCCATATGTTAAACCATCATTGAGAGTAGTTGACCCTGCTCCAGAACCAACATCATTTGATTTATCAATTACAATAGTATTAATTTTGTTCTTTATTTTTATTTTTGAAGTTGGTTTTACTTTACGAAGAGTTGCTATTAATTTTGCTGCACCACCAGTGTCACTTAAATTTCTTATTTGTAAAGATTTTCCGCCTGAAGTTATCTCAAATTTATCTTCCGTAAGAACCTCTGTTCCCCCATCATCACCATCAGTGCGAATTAAAATATAATCTTCTTCATCAAAAGGTTCAAATGTTTCATTGTCACCTGCTACCAATGCAGATGACAACTGGTTATCAGCAATTGTTACATCAAATGTTTTTCTAATAACCAGTTGTGCATCATCTAAAGTTACATCGGAAATATTATTTTTTGGTATTTTTGTATATAAAGTATTGTTAGTGGAACTGATTAGGGGGGATTTTAAGATAACTGCATCTTGTACATTCCAGGTTGCATTAGTTCCACCAAGTATTCTACCAGAGTGACCTACAAATCCGTACGGATTTCTACCACTGGCAATATTATTTACAGTTGGACCAGTAGCTTCTACTCTACCAGGAATATTCGGAATTGGAGTTACTAGTAAGTGTTGTCCATATCTTCCAAAACTTCCCATACCTGCTAATCCAGGTGATGGTGCAGTTTCCGTGTCTTCTTCGGTCCTTACAATCTTGACAACTCTATTATACCAGGTTCTTCCACCATCAGGCACATCAGAACCACCATTTGAACCCGTTGTGGTATACCTGATAATATCATTAACTTCCACATTATTGAGAAGTCCGTTCATATTTTCGGCAATAAATGTAGATACTCCAGGATTTCCGTCAGGATCTAAAGTACCGAAAAGATGATAGCTCGTCACGCTATTGCTGATGCTGGAAGAAGTAATAGTTCCAAGACCAATATTATAACCAATTCTGGAAAGCATAATATCTGCAGTAAATGAAACTCCAGAACCAACATCCCCTAATAAACCTGCTCCACCAATAATCGATTTTGCATCAGATAGTTTGTGAATTGTGAGACCCACACCAATTCTACTATTTTCTACACCATCAAATATGAATGGTTCATTTAAAACAAAATCACCCTTTGTGTCATATACAGTCATCGCTGTTCCTGCACTTACAGGACTTCTTAAAAATCCTGTTGCTCCAGAATATTTTCCTTTAATATGGGTAGGAACACTAAGAGTTATTGGCTCATTTAATTTAATATCAGTAAACGTTTGAATATCATATAATGTAATATCCCATTGATTTATGTCCCCATCAGTAGTATCATAAGAACCACCTTCCAATGCAAAATCATATACTCTAGCAATACCAATTTCTTTATTCGGCAAAACAGGATCTGTTCCCAAACCAGCAGCTCTTGGATCTATACGTTGATCTCTTAAACTTACAATATAAGTATTTCCAATTCCAATCGTGGGAGCACCTTTAACTCTATTCAGTTTAAAAGTTGCTCCAGTATTATATTCTATACTTTGACCTGTTAATTCTTTTGTAGTTCTTGGTTTTGCAATATCCAAATATGTTGGAGAAGTTCTATCAATTCTGTATCCTCTAACATAAGCACATCCAGGAGAAATTTTGTATATTGCAGTGCTCGGATTTGGCGTTCCACCAGAATATGTTGTTTCTCCATCATAAAAAATACCACCATTGTTACCATTATTTAATGATTCTAAAACACTTATATCAAAATCTTTTACAAAATAATCGCCAGATTCTTCAAATGTTCTTCTAGCAAATTCGTCAGCAAGATGATCATACTCAGTATATTTTTGTATCTCTTGAAGAGTATCGTTTTCAACTCTAGCTAATTCTACAAAATCTGCATCATTGGAATCGGTTAATGATTTATATGCAAGAGACACTGATAATTTAAATCTATCTGCTCCTGGTGCTGCATAATTATTAAATCCTTTAGCATTGTCTGTTAAAGATTCATCAAAATCAGAAGTTACAATTTCTTCGAGTATTCTAAATCCAATTCTTACATTAAATCTTTCAACATCAGCATTATTTTCTGCCAACAAAATTCTTTCAGATTGTACATCTACAAAATATCCTCTAATAAAATAAACACCATCATTTATTGAAAATGATGAACCTGTGATATTAGAGTTTGACGATATTGTTGATGCAAATGACTCTCCTTGAGGTATAAAATTATCATTTAACTCTGTCGTGATAACATCTGATTGTAAATTTAAAAATTCTCCATCCAAAAAAGTATCACTTTCTTTATCGGTTGCAGATGATGATGCATATTGAACATATAAAACAGTATCTCCAGTACTAGATAGTTCTGGAGGTAATACATAATCAACTATAGCTGTAATTCCTGAAGTTTGACCAATAATTCTTTTACCAACCAATTGATCAGTATATAGTGATACTGGAACACCAAGATGAGTATTGTTTATTCTAATTCCAGGATAGTTTGAGTAGTAAGACCAATTTCCGGGAATAACTTTGGCACCATCTTTAAACACATGTTGCCCAAATCTATCAATTTGATTTTGTATTATGGATTGAACACCTGTTAACTCTCTGGCTTGAACAGGATATCCCGGTTTAAACAGAATTTTATGATAATTCTTGTCAGCATCAAAATCGTCAAAATATGGAGAAACATTTAAATTTGTTTGTTGAGCCATGGGAGTTATTGGATATTAGAATTGCAAAATAATCTTGACATCTTCTTTTTGATTTGAAGATCTTGTTATAGCGGGTCTGTTATCGATGTAGATAATATTTCCAGAATGTTTTTTTACTTCTGGATTTGATAATCCATTTTCGAAAGATTGCCCAAGGAAATATGTTCTATTATTTATTGTGGTCGAGAAACCACTAAAAGAGGTACTAATTGATAAAGTTACACTTCCACCATTAATCAAAAAACTTCCTCCAGAAGTTGGAGATGCCGTGAATCTTGTTAGGTTATATCCATATTGTGGATTAGTTTGGGAAGTTCCAACCGTGTTAAACCCAGCTAATGTTCTATCCTGCCAATACTTTAGCACCCCAGTTTCTTTATCGTAATTAATAACTTTTCCAGCAGCAGTAACTCCGGTTCCAACAGTTTGAGTTATAGTAGAATCTGCAGTAAAAACTGCCGAACTATAACCAATACCAGTTAAACGAATTGCATAAACGGCACTTGCCTTATCTGAATTCAATAGTTGATTTGAACCAAATGAAAGTGGATTTTCAACAACACCTATTCTAGATATTTCATTTCCTGTAATGAAATCTGGATTTTCCAAATCATTTTCTATTCTAGTGTATAAAAGCACATTAGATGCACCAAGCTCATTGTAGATATCATAACCATGACCTCCAGCAGGAGTTGCTACTACATCTAAAACTGGTATTGTTGAAGCATCAGGAACTCCTCCAGACTTTAAATCAACATTTCCAAAAGTATATCCAGAACCTTGATTAGAAATAGTTACACTTTCTATTTCTTGATCATTATTTACAGTAACAGTACATTCAGCACCTGAACCATCTCCCTTAATTGGAACTCTACGATAAGTTCTATTTGCAGTGCCTACTCCTACACCTCTATTTTGAATTACGACAACTTTAATACTCCCATCAACAGCATTATTTCTCACTGCATCATGCTCACTATCAGTTTGCCAGTTTAATGGGACTGGCATATAACTTGTAGAATCAAACTTAATTAATTCTGATGGTTTTATAGTATAAAGATATTTCCATATATAACCATCTCCACTAGTGCCTGCGGATCTAGGTTCTAAATCCACAAATTGTGGTTCATCTAGTGATGGTTTTCCATCAGGAGTTTCTGGTGCAGTTCCATTCTGAAGACAAATATAAACACGATTATCACTATTAATTACGTAATAATTTGCTGTGTATAAAGATGTTCCATTTGAATTTTTTGGTGGGTTTGAAGCACTATAATCTGGACGATAGTAATCGTAAGTCGTTCCAGATTCCCAAGTATTTTTATTGACAACTTGTCTGACATCATTCGTTGTTATCTTTTTAAGTGCTATTGCCGTATCCCAAATATCAGACTCATTATCAAAATTATCTACAGGAGATGGAGGGTCTTCATTCCAGTCACTTTGAATAGATGTGGGATTTGGTAATCCCACAAAAGTATAGTATGAATTTGTAGTAGTCAAAATACCTGCTACAAAATTTTTCGCATTTAATATTCTAATCTTGTCTGTTACAATTGCAGCCATTTTTATGTTTTTAGTTATTTATGTGGTATAATTTCTAAATTTTAAAGAATTTTTTCTCCTCACAAAAGATCCAGTATTAATTCCAACAACACCATTATTTGTTTGTGCTGAATAAGTTATTACTCCAGTTCTTTGAGAAAGCATTAACCTTCCCCAACTATATTTACCAAAGAAATCTGTGGTAAATCCGGAAACAACTTGATCTGGAGATGGAATATCACTATCCAATCCATAATAAGTCGAAATGCTAACAATAACTCGTGTCACATAAGTTGAACCATATCCTATTATATCTCTTTCAAGAGCAGTGGTGATTCCAGAAACTCTATAAACATTATCTAAACAAGTGGTTCCAATTCCAACTATTTCATTATTTTCATCAAGTGAAGTCACACCATATCCAACGTTTGAATTAAAGACAGTAAAGTAATAACCCTCTTTTAATCCTGTTAATGTTGTTGCAGTTCCGACAATTGAAGTATCTCTCAAATAAGAATCTTGAGGTATTATTAAATCAAATGCTATTCCAGTAGAAACCCCAACATTAGTTGTTCCAACACCAACAATAATACCAAAATCGCCTTCAAAAGATACAACTTTATTAGTTTCTTGTTCAAATTGTGGTGGCGAAATTAACACTGATGGTGGATTTGTATTCGTATAACCTATTCCAGATGTTGTAATAGCTATGGAATTTATTGTTCCACCAATACTTATAATAGCGTATGCTTTAGCTACTGCTGTTGTTCCAACACCCAAAGTACCATCAGTGCTTGCAATGCTCACAGTTGCTGTACTATAACCAACACCATTTTCAGAAATAACAATAGATTGAATTAGAGTGTCATCTCCAACTATTGCAGTAGCAGCTGCAGAAACCTTTTCTCCATTTTCTACAATAATTATATCATTTTGGAAATCTAAATTAGATGCTTCATTTGATGGATTGAAGAATGGTCGAATATTATCAACAAATGCTATTGTAGAACCTATTCCAATATTAGTAATTAAATGTGCTGTGGGGAAAATGATTGGTTCATACTGCTCACGATCTTTATTTACTACAAACCCTTCGATCATTTTATCTTCAGTTTGCTTGCAAAGAGTAACAGGTCTATGAATAGAAGAGTCTGATAATAGTCCTGGACCATAATATGAATTTGTTTTAACTGTTCCAGAACTAAGTACACTATAAACAGATCTATTGTCTTGTTGATTAAATTTGTTTTGATTTAAAGATTTATCATAATTTATTATTAACTCATCACCCTCATGCACTTCATTAGTAACTTCTTTTGGCAATACATCAGTTCCACTCGTTCCTTTATAGAACAATACCTTTAATCTATCTCCGGATTTTGGAGCTTCACTAAAAGTAATTGTGCTTCCACTACTAAATGTATAGGAATCGCCAGGAATTTGTAAAATATCATTAATGAAAACAATTAAGACATCATCAACGTTTACAATTGATCCATAATCAGACTGAACTGACAATCTATTTCCAGATCTAAATAATGAGAATGTTTTTCTGGATCCATCAAAAAGATCGGAGAAATCATCAAGTGGTTCTATTTCACCGATAAACCATGCAGAAAATTCATCAGTTAATGTTTCTTGTATTGTCAATTTAAATTCTTCAAATGATGTTCCAATTGAAGAATCTGTAGGAATACCGGTAATACCTCCTGTAGGAATGGTAAGCACATGTCCTTGACCATATCCATAACCTTGATTAATGATTTCAAAATCAATCACACTAGAACCTTGTCCAACAGTAATATTAACTTTTGCCTGTGTTCCTCCACTTCCAACAGAAGTTTCACTATAAACTAAAGGTATGTTGGAATATGGGAGAGGTTCATCAAATATTACATATGGGGGATTTGTTGATGAGAATCCATCTCCACCATTTGTTATTGTCACAGACGTAACAAATCCTGCATTTATTGTACTAAAACCGACATGAGTTACATTCACAATACCCAAAGAAGTCGTAGCAACACCAACATTTACAATACCGACATCCGGATTCTCTATCTGAATCTTCACTGAAGTGCCTGCAGGTATTTCATATGGAGAAGTGGAACCAATACCAACAAATGTATTTGCTATAGAAACAATAGATGTTGTTTCTTTAATGTATGTACCAATTGCAATAGTATTAGTAGAACTTGTGTTCAAATTAATAACATTAAGGGCACTATTAGTATTTGAAAGTAAAATGTTAGTAGATCCTACACCAACAGAATATTTTGTTGTTGTTTCAATTTCATAAATGTTATTTGATCTATAACCAGAACCAGTATTTCCAATAGTAATAGATTCAACAGTATTTCCAACTGAAATTACAGCAGTTGCACCTGCAGATATTAAAGGTTGATATCCAAGTCCTCTAGATGAGGCTACAGAAACTATAATACCTCCTACAGGAACATTAAGTGAATTTGGATCAGTAGAAGTGGCACTCGCTGTTCCCGTAAATTTAATAGAACTTATTCCAACATCAGAATCTTCAGTTATAGTAAAATCATTATTAAGTCCTGGTTCTTGTAAAATACCATTTATCAATACTATCGCATTATTAGTAGAGATTCCTACAACATTTGAATTTCCTGAAGTTATTATATAAGTGTCCTCACTTCCACTAAAGTTTTGAGAAATGTCGTCAAATATGTAGTTTCCTGCATATGTGTCTGTGGTAGCTCCAACAACACCCGTTTTCATAAACGCTCTTGCATGGAATGAAGATGATGTAGTAATACCTTCCCAATCTCTTTCAGATGGTGCATTAGTTGTAGAACTTATTGGATTATTGCCAAAAGGAGCTTCAATAAAGTTTAGTGTATTTCCAATAATATTATAATTTCCTTTGATCTTTGTAACTAAACTATCCGTAGAGTGTCCAGCAAGTGAGGTTCCTGCCCAGGCTCTAAAGACCGTAATTGCATTAGTGGAACCAATACCAACTCCACGTATTCTCATGATTTCATCATCAATCTTAATATAATCACCACTAAAGAACGAAGTTATTCCCGAGAATTTGACGGAATCCTCTGTTATCAAAACTTGATCTGCTAAAGATGTTGTTACTGATGTAGAAACTATAGGAGACTGTATATAATTATCAATAGAAATTAATACTCTCTGATTTTGATTAGTTGAAGTTATGCTATGATCACTATTAATTCCAACTGAAGTTATTGTAATTGGTTCTGGGAAAGGTTTAAGGGCATTTTCAGCGGTTTGTGCAAATCTAATTTCACTTTCACTTAATTTAATTACATATACTGTAGTTGGTAATTTATCTGTAGTACCACTTCCAACAGTTATATCATCAATACCTATACTATTAGTACCAATTCCTGTTTTAGGTCTGTATTCTACTTTCTCTCCTGTTGTAAAGAAATGGTATGGTAGAATAATTTTATTATTGACCACATCAACAAAACTGCTGTCAGATCCATCAAATACTCTCTTAAATACTGGATATGTTTTATGGAGAATTTCAAAATCTTTTCTAACATCTAATTCAGTTCCAGTGTAAGTTCCTGAATTTGTTATCAATTTGGAGTTATCTAAATCAATTTCTCCAGAATCAGTTCCAGTATCCACTTTAATTGCATGTGTAAATGATTTGACATGAAGATCTCCAACTCCAGCAGCAGGAGTGAATGTAATCTGGGTTATTCCTGAATTAACACCTCCAGTCATTTCACCCAAACTATGATTAGTTTCTACATTTCCAAATTCTGTAATGTGAGCATCTGTTCCATCAGAAACAATGATAGCCTCTGACATTTGATACATATCATTATCAAGATCTGCAACTTGAATAATTGAATACGCAGCATCAAACTCACTTGAAAATTCTGCAACAGACTCTGCAGAACCACCTATTAATTCTGTACATTTTGTTATTAATGTTCCCGAACTTAATGTAGACTCAGAACCAAGTCCAGAATTTTGATTATTATAGATTTCTGTAGAGAGACCCACAGTAATAGTATTTGCACTAATTACTGCAGTTGTTCCAAGTCCTACTGATGGAGTGAACTCAATTATCAATTCATTATCACTAGAAACTGATGCACCATATGTTCCAAGACCAGATGATCCAAAAGTATCAATTGAATGTGCATTTAGTTGACCAAATTCTAATAGATGTGCATCTGTTCCATTATGAATAACATTAAGTTCATTAAATTCAGTTTGACCATCATCGACTTCAATATTGACTAAAACTTTTGCAGACCTAACACTAGGAAGGGTAGTTCCAATACCCGAAATGACCACTAAATTTGTAACCGCAGTACCAACTGTAAGTATTTCGGAAGATCCTATACTGGCTATACTTCCTTGAGGTTTTCCTGCTAATTCTGAAGAAATTCCTACAGTATGCGATGAAGATACTGTTGATATTGATACTATATCTTCTAAAGAATATGCAAAGAACGAAACATTATAATTATTATATTGATATTTTGTCGGATAAAAACGAAGCACACCATCATTGCCGTCAATCACATAATCGAGAGATCCTAAATCAGATTGAGTATAGACAGTTCCATATTGATTAATCATGCCTAAGGCGCGATCAGTATCAGTTAGAACAGTGGCCACCATCAATTGCCTTTCTCCAACAAAAGTTCTATCTCTAACGTATGTGATAAATTTTTGAGATCTTGTGTCTTCTGTTAATGTTCTGAATATTTCCGAAAATGGTGTTGATCTTGGATTACTATTAAACTCTCCACTGACATCATCAATATTAACTACTCTATTTGAAATAGATTCATCATAATCTGTTAAGATTGTGGATGTAAAATTAATTTCATTTGAAAATGTCCTATTACCATCAGAAATAAGTAAATTTTCATGAACTAAATCAAAGTTATCATAGCAGTTCAAATCTACAATATTATCGAGAGTAATAAACACGGTAGTAACTTCTTCAATCGTTGGTTTCATACTCAAAGAAGTTGGGACCGAAGATTCAATTTGTAAATCACTAAACTTTTTAAATCCTGCAGCATGATTAAGAGTACTTACACTTTCATCCCACTTATCAATACCAATTTTAGATTTTACTGCATATGAAAAATATTGATAGTAGTCGTTGTCATGTACCCTTTGCAAATTATCACTTATAAAACCTGTGGTGTTTGACCATTTTCTTCCAATTATAGAATAATAGTCTAAATCTAATCTACTTTCAAAGAAAGTATTATCTTTTACTATAGCTTTTGTTCCGAAGGATTCTGAAATTAACGTATCATTGATAAAAAATTCGTCTGCGCTTTCAATATGAACTAATTTATTGAAACTATCAAATTTTATTACCTTTCCTGTCTTAGAACCAGACTTCACAATTTCGGATTCTTTAAATCCAGTTTTATCTAACTCTATAGAGAACTTTGGAAATAGTCTTTCTGGTAATAATGAAGGTGAAGATAAATTACTAATAAATTTACCTGGATTATAATCGTCCTCAATAACACTACTCATACTAAATGTAACAATTCCTGTTGCAGTAGTAACACCTACCACTGGGAATAATTTGTAATTATAATTTGAAGAATTATATCCAGTTCCAGTAGTTCCTACTCCAACACTTACGTTTTCTACTAAAACATTATCACCAACTCTAATATTTACAAAATCTTCGGTGGTATTTTGATTGAGATTTGCAAATTTTGGTCCTTGAGCGTTAGTCAAAGAAACAGTGACTTCCTTGGTTGAAATGTCATATGTTAAAGAAGTGAATCCAATTCCAGTTACATTTTCTGTAGGAATTAATTTTGGTATAGCATCAGATAATGAAAATGTATTTTGAAGAATGTCTACCTTTTTTTCAGGTAGATTCATTTTCAAAATTGCATCATCCACAACTTTGTTAGTAATTCCATCAACTACAACAAGTTTTGGTGGTATATTGTGTCTAAAAATATTAGTGGGCCCTGTAGCACCTTGAGTATCTGTGATTATACTAATTGACTTAAACTTTGATAATTGTTCAACTCTTAATATTTGTGGAATGTATACTTCAGGTTTTAAAGTTAAATCTGATGGGTAATCAAATCCAATATCATCAATTCTTACTGAATTAATTTTACCAATACTGTCACTGAAGACATTAAGAATAGCTCCAGTTCCTATTCCAGTCACTATTTCAGAAATTCCTGGAATTTCTGAATAATATTTGCCCCCATTACCAACAGATATATTTTTTATTGGTCCATATGCACTAGATGATGTAGTATTATATGATAGTGATGTGTTTGTTGAAATATAAGCAGATGCTTCTGGTTTTACTGAAAGTAAATATGAAAAAGATGTAGATCCAATTCCAGTAACCGTATGCTTTCCAGAATAATCACTATCTATTGGAAAAATAGAATTAAAAAATTCTACTTCTTTATCTACGGAAATTTGTTTATTTTCTATTACATTTTGATTTAAATCAATGGGAGTTAATTTATAGTAAAGTCTATTTGGAGTATTATCATTGACTGTCAATGTATAATTTGCACCTGCAGTTACTCCAATTTGTCCTTCAGAAGATACTGCGAATAATGAATTTAACTCATTAGTAACATATATGTCTTTATAACTAGAATCTCTATAAAAATCAAATCTAAACGCTGAATATGAAATATTATTTTGAACATAAGATAACGAAGAATCCGATAAATCAAATTTAACCGTAGAATTTTTAACTAGATTTAAGGGGGGATTTATTAAAGATAAAGATCCTGAAGAAAGAGTAGAAAGTCCAATAAATGATGGAGTTTTTTCGAATAATTCATATTTTTCATTTGTTAACTTGATTGTATTTCTATCAACAACGTATACATAATATTCTCCCTCATCTTTAAAAGAATCATCATTAATAGATGTATTTAAAAAATTAATAACTTTTTGGCCTGTTGAAAGTTTATGATCTGTTATAGAAATTGTTCTATTTTCGGAAGAAATTCCTGATGTGACATAATCATATTCATTGACAATTAATTTTCTAATACTCTTGTTATATTTTACTTTTATTGTTTCATTAATATTTGGTTTTACTTCAACAAAAACATTATCAAGAAGAGATAATCCATGCGTACTTGAAGTTGAAACAGTAACGATGTTCTTTTCTAAATTACCAGTTACTGTGTCTGGATTATTAAATGTTAAACTGTGATATACACCTGTCCCCAACCCAACAAAATAGAGCAATTCATGATGCTCTGTTTCTGGTGTAACCCCAACAAAAATTCCATCCGTTGTTCCCGCAGAAACTTTTACTGTAGAAAGTCCAATAAAGTTGTCATTTATTTTTCCAACATATAACTCGGAATATTGGGTAAGAGGTACACTAGAACCTCCACTAACAGTAGATACACCTATTGTATCTCCAATATTTGTCTTATATACAACTTTATCACCAGTTCTTAATGTATGATATGGAAGATAAATTGCTCTGGTTGGAACAAAGACCTGAGTTTGGCCAGCACCAGGATTCGTAAATGTAATTGTAGTACCTGCACCTGCACTAATGTCTTCCCCTATTCCTATGGATTCTGTAGGATTAAAATAATACTCATAGGTTTTTCTTGAGTCATTAACTGTTGAAATTCCAATGAATGGAATCTCTACTTTTCTAGATCTTTCTACAAGTTCACTGTTAGAACCAAATACACCACTATATGTTCCATTACCTGTTCGTAATACTCTAATTCTTCCCAAATCTGGATCTATATTTAAAACCTTAAGAGTATCAAAAATTGTATTATCAGTAGCAAAACCAGCTATGCCATTATCAGATGGATTTTTAAATTCACTAGGGCCAAAAACTCTAGCTATCATTATGCCATCACTAAAAACAGTTATTTGACCATTACCATCAACATCATACAATCCATTTCCAAATGTAATTGAAGTTCCTACTTGAGTTTCTGTATTTGTTGTAGTGTTGCTGATAGTAATAGAATTTTTACCAATAGCAGTCACTGTAGTGCCAGCAGCCACAAATGTACTGTTGACGGATTGGCCAATACTAACTTTTCCACGAACAACATTATCTGGATCTGATCCATAAAAAAGATATCCCGTTTGTATACCAGTAATTACATTTGTAGAAACTCCAATATTACCTTCCCTAGAATGAAAAGATCTGAAATCCAAGAAATCTCTCACTTCTCTGTTGGTAGTTCTTGTGGCGGCGGCCGGCACACCACTATAACCAATTCCACTAATACCGCCACCTGTAGAAAAAATACGATTTCCAGAAAAAGCACCCCTTTCCTTAACCTCGTCTCCATACAGGTGTCTTACTATAACTATCGCATCATTAAAAGAAACTACTCCATCACCATCAACATCAAATTCATCATAATTATCCCATATATAGTCATATACGGCAGCATCGGTAAATCTTGTAGGATTGCTTTCAGGATCCAAAGCCTTGCTTGTAATTGCAGTTCCGACCTGTGGGAGAAGAACACGAACTGATTCAGTATACGTCTTATTTGCATATAAATTATATACATCATTTGGTTCTACAAACTTTAAGTCTGAGAAAAATGAAGTTGTATTAGCCTTAATGTTTATGTAAGTAACAATTCCGGTTATATTTTGAGCATTTAAAGTATTTTGCAGTTCAAATGTTAATGAAGAAATACCAACAGTATACTGACCCGGTTTAATGTATTTTTCAGTGCTCAGTCCAACTACATTCAATGCCTCATTATTACTAATATTATGGTTAGTAGTGTGTACAGCTACTACAGTGCTTCCATTTGGATAAAATTCTAAGTTTGGTACGATAAAGGTTTCGCAAGATATTGAAGATACACCAACTCCTCCTATCAGAGAAACTTTGTTACTTTGCCCAAAATCTCTAGAGGTGGTCGATGCGTCAAGAACGACTGTATCATCAACTTGATAATTTATACCTTCACTAACAATACCAATTGATGTAATATTTCCCCTATTTACTGATGTAATAGTAGGATCTTGATCGGTAAATTTGTAAGATTCTACCAGATAATCATAACCACTATTATCATTAGACAGCAAATATGGATATGTATTTCTACTTATATTAAAATCATTTAAATTTATATCATCCTGATTTGATCTTTTTTTGAAATTAAACTCATCTGGAGTTTTATGATATGAATTTCCAATTACATATGGAAATGTGGGTGCTTTAAAATTTTTAAATACCCCATCCTCTGATGGTATTGCGTCAAAAGTTGTAAAATACGCATAGATTCCATTTGGAAATTCTGGTGTTATGCAAAATCTTCCATTATTTTCATCAAGAGTATCTTCAGAAGAAGAATAACTCCACTCAAAGTCCTCAACAAAAAATCCTTCAGGAAAATTTACTAATGGAGGTCTATTGGGGGATAACTTTAATGTATAACCACTCTTAAGTTGTGTTACTCCTCCAGTTCCTTTATTTGTCTTGTATCCATATGGACCATATATCGGACTTCCATCATATGCCCATCCAATAATTGGTGAGTGGTTTATATTGCTAGACTCTAATCCATTCACAATTCTTAGATCATTTCTACCATACAAAATTCTCCCACCCCTATCAGTGGAATATACTAATTTTCTTAAATTTCTTGGGCCATAAGCAAAATAACACTGCAATCCTTTGCCATCATTCATACTAGGAGAAACAAAAATATCATCATCCTTGACATTTGATAGATTTTTTCGAACCTCATTCACTCTCCACGATTGAATTACTGATTCAAATTCTGCATTATTGCCGGCCGGCAACACTTCAATTGATGTGGAATTTTGCTCATATCCAACGCCAGGTCTGGATATTTTAACATCAACAATAGCACCATCTTTTAATATCGGTACTAATTTTCCAGATGTTCCTGTACCACGTACAATCAAATCTGGTATAGATGTATAATCTTTTCCAGAATTTAAAATTACGACATTGACAATTTGTCCATTTAGTATGACAGGTTTTAGTGCAGCATCAGTTCCACTAATTAAACTTACCTTTGGCAATCTTTTAAGGTTTAAGATTCTACTAGTTCCATAATTTTGTCCATTATTAGTTAAATGTATTGAAGTTAACTCACCACGAACTATTGGTTGAACTTTAGCTTCAAAAGTATCTTCACCTATAGAAGTTACTCCAACTTTTCCAATAACTTTTACAGAAATTTCTGGATAATTGAAAGTGTGTAATCCCGAACCAGAAGACGTTAAATTTTTAAAGACGTTTCTATTAAAATACAAATATTTTAAATCAGAACCGATTCCAACATCAGATAATTTAAAGGAATCATTATTAATAGTTGTTACTATATAATCCTTTGTTGTAGAAAGACCTCCAATAGATGTTTCATTAAAAGAATATCTAATTATTTCGCCAGTTTTATACCCATGATTTAGTATATCTATCGTATTGATGGAAGTATTAATACCCGCTGATGAACACATTCTCTTTTTATTTTCATAATCAAATCCAGGATCAATAATTCTTATTGAAGAAACTGATAGTTTTGGTATTGCAGTAAAAGAATGATTACCCGTTCCAAAATCCGATAAAGAAATTGTATTAATACCAGTTCCAGAGGATGCTAATGCATCTCCTTTAGATAAATGTAACTTTATATCATAATCATTAACTACATTTACATAATATGTTGAATCCGTTGACAATCCTGTGACTGCATTTCCTCCAAGAGTTTTATATACTACAGATTCTCCATTCTTAAATCTATGATATGTTGAAAATCCAATTTTTGATGTTTCAGTTGAAATTCCACCAAAACCAGATCTCAATTCAAAATCTACAGAAATGTCGAGTAGATTGGAGGAATCAAATGAGAGTGTATGATCTACAAACGTTGTATTTGCAGATGCTTTGGCTGATTTTCCATTTCCACCGGTTATTTGAATAGATGGAATATCAAGATAATCAAATCCCCCATCGATTAAATCAATATCTACAAAGTTTCCTTTCACGCCACAGACTCCAGTGGCTCCACTACCAACAGAATCTGAAATTGATAATAGTGGTGGGTTAATCACATCGTATCCAAAACCAGGGGAGGTAAGATTAATTTCTTCAATTTCTCCATAATGCACATAACTATGAGACTTATAATTTAAAATTTCAACACCATTTATAAAAATTCCAGTAGCCCCTGCTTTAGTGGCAAGTGACTTTTCATTTACTTCATCATCTCTCTGATTATGGATATTGGGAATTTTTCTGATTAATTTTTGCGGCTCAATAATCTTCCCATTAAATGCATATTTTTCTATAATATGATTAGTAATATCTACGTTTGCTTTTCCGGAAAGATCATCAATTGTAACATATTTTTCGTTATATAAATCAGATCCACTTTTTGCCAACTTTACATTATTAGAATCAACTCTATGAACAAAATATAAACCTTCATCAAAAATTTTACTAATCACATTACCATTATTATCTTTATTTGGAGTATAATAAATTGAATCTCCAGTGAAAAAATTATGATCAAAATCTTCAGTAACTTTAAGTGTAGTTTGATTATTTGCAACTAAACCAGAAAGAATTATTTTTTGAATATCTGGATTTGTAGGTGACTCAAAATACGGCAAAGAATTTGAAGCTACTAAAACACTATCATCATCATTATCGATATAAACATTTTGAACATTTGCAGTAAATTTACTAAGTTGTGGGTGTATATTAGTTTTAACTTTATTTAAAATTCTATTAACACTTACTATTCCGTTGGGATTTTCAACGTCACTTCCACGTATTAAAGAAATTTTATTATTAATTATCGTTGTAACTGTAAAATCATCAGTTAAAAATACATCATTTAGTGATTTTAATCTCAAAGTATCGCCAACTCTTAGAATATTATCATCAATAGTTGTTAATCTATAAACGAAATTTCTAGAGTCAATTAATTCCAAAGACTCCACATTATATGATTGGGAATTGTTAAATATCCAATTATTTTCTTTAAGTTTATTGCCAATTTTTCCTAAAGATTTTATTTTTATCTTAGAACCAATATTTTGTTGATAAGTTACTTTTGGAATATTATATCCACCTATCACCGATCTTATTCTTAATTTAATCCCATCAGTTCTACCTAATCCAGCAGAATATGCAAAGGATGAATAATCTATATCAGAACCATCTAAAATTCTTTTAGATATTACTGATACATCCAAAAATTGATTAATTGTCTTGTTTGAATATGTGATAGTATCCGTAGTGAAATCATTATATACAACATCTAAAGAGCCAGAATTTGGAAATCCTACTGTAGAGTCAACATCTATGAATGTTTGTCCAATACCAATCTCACCAATACATTTTGTTTTTGGGTGTATTGAAAAATTATCATATATTGATTCTGTATTTGATCCCTCTTTTTTGAGATAAGAACCATCTATGGTTATTCGATAATAATCCTTATTTAATGAACCAGTAGATATTTTCTCTACATTTGAAACTGGCGAATATGCTTCCGGTATATTTTCATCACCACTTTGATAAAGAGTTTTATTAACTAAATCATATGGATCTCCAGATATAAATTCTGCTACTAAATCCTTTGTTTTTTGATAAATGGCATTTGAAGGTGAAATAACATAGTCCGATGGCCTAACTATTTCAACGTTTTCGCCAAAAAGTGCTTTAAAAAGAATTTTAAACGAAGCATCAGTTCCTTTTATTGAATAAAAATCTTTCGCACTCCTGATAAATTGGGATTTATTTAAATTATCCGTTAATTTTTGATCACCTAGTCCATATAGATATTGTTTTTTTATCTTTTTAAAAAATTCTTGTAAGAATAATCTACTTAAATTCTCAACATTATCGCCCTCAGAATGTGAAGATGCCTCTGAATTTGAAAATACAAGATCTTCTATATTGTCTGATGATGTAAATGAAGTAATACCACTAAATCCACGTACACAACCAGTAAATGAAGTTGAAGTTGTTCCAGAATATGTGATAATTTCATCATTAATTTTTAATAATCCATATTTTTCAGGAAATCCACTAGTATTATCTACTTGAATGGAATTGTCAATAACATCAATATCATTAGAAAGAGACGTAAAACCAACAGTATTTCCATTCTCATTTATTTTAATATATGAATCTATATTTTGTATTAAGTCAAGAGGAGCTCCTGGATATTCCTGACCCTGATAATACTGCGTCAAAAATTGAACAAATTGTGGATATTGTAGTCTTACATATTCGGGAAGTTGATTAGAAACAATTTGACTAACCTTAACTCTTTGTTCTGCCATTGTTTTTTTCTATTAATATGGATTATTGTTTACGTTTACATAACTAGATGATGAAGTAAATGTTGAACCAGAAAGATCATTTCCAGAAGAAATTGGATCGGCAATCATTTCAACATCAACTCTATCTAGTTGAATAAACAAGTCCTGTAGTCCTATAACATCATTGGAGTGTGGGCAAGCAGTAATTTCCATAATTTGTTGATCATTTTTACTCTTTCCAGAAACTATGTTAATAGGTCTAAGAGTAATTCTGCCTTTCATATAGTCAATTGTACCAACATTTCTTCTTCTTATAACCGGATCAGTGAATTTGCCAGAATATAAAGAAATTGTTCCAGTTGTTCTATTTGTAGATGGAACATCATAAAGATAAACATCATCAGAAATATTTAAAACTCTAAAAGCACTTGACTTAATATTGAAACCATTCATAGATTGAATGTGAAATTCATTTCCAAAGTCAATTGTATATTCGGCAAATGAATTAATAGCAAGACCTAAGTCTCTTCTCATCTTAACACTTGTAATATTAGATGAAACTGCTTCATGGCTTTGATCAATAATACCTAAAAATTTACTATATTTGAATCTTGCACCATATCTATTTAACTCTGCAGATTCTCCGTACTTATTGATATTTGACTGGATTAATGATGATAAAAAACTAGAACTTTCAACTAAATTTGGATTATAATAAATTTTACTATCTGTTTCAAGGAAAAGATATTTTAAATCTAAAATTTCAGGGACAATTCCTGCTACTGCATAACTTCTAAGTTGATTTTTGATATTTTGTTTAATTGAATTGGGAACAAAATCTCCAGTTCTTGGTTTTATACTGATAAAAACTTTTCCATATTGTGGTGGAACAAGATCTTCACCACCAAATACTGATACTGATTCTGCTTCAGTATAAATTTTTCTTGGTATTAAAGTTTCATAGTCTGATGCAGTTAAAGCTCTATTTTGAGTTGAATATATTTGAGGAGCATATTTTCTAATAGAATCTACACTTTCGATAGATTCCCCACCAGTAGTAACATTATCTAAAGTTAAAAAACTAATTCCACTTACAACTGTATAATCTATAGAATTTCTTACATAAGATAACTTTCCACTAAAATCAAGATTACTAACACCATTTGCAGATTCTCCAGATGTTACTGCATATGTAACATCTATAATACTTCCATCTTCAAGTTTTTTACCAAATACACCATCGCCAAATATTAATTCATATTGCTCACCTTCTACTTCTTGAAGGAAAAATATGGTCGATTCTTCATTTAAAACGCTATTCAAATTATTATCAAAAAGATTATCCTTTTTATAATAAGTTGTCGCAACACTAGATGATTCACTAGATCTTACCTTTACTCTCAAGGTGTCAATATCAATTCCCGTATTTGGTAATATAAATCTTTGTTTGAGATTTCTATAATTTACTGTAAAAGATTGCTTAAGTAATGTGCCTTCAAAAATTTCAATATTATCAAATCTTGCAGTGTTATCTATTACTGGAACCGTTACATCTTCAGGAATTATAAAAGTAAATGATTGATTTGCAAATTGATTCTGTGATACTGCAACCACACCTTTATTCAGTAACAAAGATGTTGGTTTTGGTGATATTAACGTAGTATCAACTGAAAAATTTATATTTGTTTTAGAAGCTTTCTTTGATCTTGGGACATATCCAATATTTCTAGCAAGTGAAACAACATTTTCTCTCAATGTCGCACTATCCAAAAATACCTCATTTGATACCATATTGGCATTATATGAAGTAATATAGGTGTTATATGCTAACAGATCAATAATTGTCGATAGATTAGATCCCTCAAAATCATAATCCGTAAAATTGGAATTTGATCTTATGTAATCTATAAGTGTTGTTTTTATTTGGTCAAAATCTAGACCAGTAAAATTTTGGAGGGCCATTTAAAGCACTTATCTTGTTGGTAAAATTGCAAATTCTAATTGCTGCGGAACAATATCTGCTCCTATGATTCTGTATGAAATTGTAATATTATATCCATTATTATCCCAATCAGGTTCTACTAATACATTTATAACAGAAACCCTTGGTTCATAATTTTGTATCAAATTGAGAAGATTTTCCCTAAATTCGGTCGCATTGATATTATCAATGATTTCAAATAGTGGAAAATTTGGATTTAATGTATGAGTGCCAAGATCTGGATTGAAAAATTTTTCCCCAGTTTGTGTAAATATTAGATTACGAATAGATCTTGCAATTGCTCTTTCATTATTGAGTACAATCAAGTCATTAGTGACTGGATTTGGCGAAAAAGCCAAACTCACATCCTTAAATCCCCGACTGACCCGTTCTAATGGCATTTTTTTGTTGTTTTTACAGCAAATCTTACCTTATTTATTAAGGATTTATTGAGTTATTTTTGAGATTCTGAATTATTTTGATTTGTTTTTCCAAAAAATCCATATCCTTGAGTAAAATGACCCGGGCCACAAGAAATTGGACCATTTTCAAGCATTTCTACTTCTTTTTTTAACTTTTCTTCGGGTGTTTCCCAAAAATATTCATCAGTATCACCTAATCGACCCCAGTCAATATCATTTTCGACCTCATAATACTCCGTAGATACCTTAAAATCAGGTATTTTAGCTTCTGATGGTGTTAATGAGATGTCATAAATGCGACAACGGTTGTTTGGATATAGTGCATATTGCCCATTTTCAAGTTCAATGAGGTTAAATGACTTATGTTCCTGTGGAATCTCACTTGTACTGTAGTCAATCTCATTCGCACTATGATGATAATTGTCTAAAGTGCAAATATATGACCCATTAAGTGATCCAAAATTCCTTGTTCTAATTTCCCAACGCATTGAACCAGTAAATTGCTTATGAATATTAGTGACTCCATAATCCATACAATTCCAAAACTGAAGGTTGGGTAAGTCAAGGTCAGGAGAAGGCAGCTCAGGGCGACTACAGAAGGCACTGATAGGCAATTTATCAAACATTGCCGCATACTCTGGTAAATAAGTCTCAAAATAAAAAGTGCGTCCAGGTATGGACTTTGCCGATACCCAAACGCCTTCTACAAATTCACCATGTCCATCTTGTAAATCACGTAAGTATTCCTTACGAACCCATACTTTTTGTGCAGGTAGATTTACAATTAACTCACTCATTTTCCTTGACCCCTATACCTCTTCTTTTTACCATTACGAGAAGACGCTGCGAGTTTAGTATATTGAGACGAGCCTTGACGAGTTTTTTTAGGCTTACCTTCAACATAAGAACCACCTTTCATCATTGCCATAATACTTTCTCCTGTAAATAAAAATCAAATAATACGAGTTTTTTCATGTCCAACACGAATTCGAGGATCACACCAAATCTCAAATCCTTCATCCTTTGCATCAAGACAGAATGAGACATCCTCACCACACATGTCTTGTACATTTCCAGATTCAAAGACTTGCATCTTCGGTGCAAACCATGGATACTCAAGATTC